TTATTGTTATATCTAAAACAGGTCAGATTGGCGAAGTATATGAAATACAAAACTTAAAAATAGCATTACCAAAAGAAAAAGATGTATTTACTGAAGCTGACAAATGGCAAACCCACGAATACCCTAAAGCTTTAAAAAAAATTAAAACAATATTTGATTGGAAACAATATCCAGATGATTTTAAAGAAAAATGGTATGCATATATTGATAGAGAATTTGCCAGGCGCCACGAAGGTTATTGGTTTAATAGCAAGGGTAAAGCTACTTATATTACTGGTACTCATTACATGTACCTGCAGTGGTCCAAGATTGATGTTGGGCAAGCAGATTTTAGGGAAGCAAACAGATTATTCTATATATTCTGGGAAGCTTGCAAAGCAGATACACGCTGCTACGGAATGTGCTACCTCAAAAACAGACGGTCTGGTTTTTCATTCATGGCATCTGGCGAAACAGTCAACCTTGCCACTATCTCTAGTGATGCTAGATACGGTGTCCTTTCAAAATCAGGGGCTGATGCGAAGAAAATGTTTACCGATAAAATCGTACCCATTTCCGTCAACTACCCGTTTTTCTTCAAGCCTATACAAGACGGTATGGATAGGCCAAAAACAGAACTTGCATACAGAGTTCCCGCTAGTAGATTTACAAGACGTAAATTAGATAGCAATGAGAAATTAGAAGAACTAGAAGGGTTAGATACAACTATTGACTGGAAAAATACAGGAGATAACAGTTATGATGGTGAAAAATTAAAATTACTTGTACACGATGAATCTGGTAAGTGGGAAAAACCTGACAATATATTAAATAACTGGAGGGTTACAAAAACTTGTTTACGATTAGGTTCTAGAATTATAGGTAAGTGCATGATGGGTTCAACGTCAAATGCTTTAGATAAAGGAGGTAGAAATTATAAAAAATTATATGATGACTCAGACGTTACCAGAAGAAACCGCAACGGGCAGACTAGCTCGGGATTATATAGCTTGTTCATTCCTATGGAGTGGAATTACGAAGGATACATTGATTCTTATGGATTACCTGTCTTTGAGACACCGGAAGAACCTAAAAAAGGACCAGATGGTTTCCCCATTGAAATCGGTGTTATCGAGCACTGGGAAAATGAAGTAGATGGTCTTAAGAACGATCCTGATGCGCTTAATGAATTATATAGACAGTTTCCACGTACAGAGAAACATGCATTCAGAGATGAAACAAAACAGTCATTATTTAATCTTACAAAAATCTATGAACAAATAGATTATAATGAAGATTTAAAACATTCTAACGTGGTCACACAGGGTAATTTTATGTGGGAAGGTGGGATTAAAGATACAAGCGTTCAATTTGTTCCCAGTAAACAAGGTAGGTTTATAGTGTCTTGGGTTCCAGATGTTCAACAACAAAATAGATTTATTATTAAAAATGGTATGAAGTATCCTGCTAATGAGCATATGGGTGCTTTTGGTTGTGACTCATATGATATATCGGGAACAGTAGATGGTAGAGGTTCTAAAGGTGCGTTGCACGGTTTAACTAAGTTTACTATGGATACTTGTCCACCTAACTTATTTTTTTTAGAATATATAGCTAGACCACAAACTGCTGAAACATTTTTTGAAGATGTGCTTATGGCTTTACATTTTTATGGTATGCCTATACTAGCAGAGAACAATAAACCTAGATTATTATATCATTTAAAAAGAAGAGGTTATAGAGGTTACTCTATGAATAGGCCAGACAAAACAGCATATAAATTATCTGTAACAGAGAAAGAAATAGGTGGTATACCAAATTCAAGTGAAGATGTTAAACAAGCTCACGCTGCAGCTATTGAATCCTATATTGAAATGTTTATAGGATATAATAATGAACAATATGGCACCATGTATTTTCAAAGAACATTAGAAGACTGGGCAGCGTTTGATATAAATAAAAGAACAAAACATGATGCGTCAATAAGCTCTGGCTTAGCTATCATGGCTTGCAATAAAAACAAATATAGACCTATACCTGAACATATAAAAGAAAAAGTAAGTTTAAGTTTTTCTAAATATGACAACAAAGGTTCAAAATCAAAAATAATTAATTAATGATTAATACAAGTACTAATAGTTCCTTTCCAAGTCAGGTGGTACCTCTCGCGGAAAAGCTTAGTTTAGAGTATGGTTTGCAGGTAGGGCAAGCTATTGAATATGAGTGGTTTAGAGGTGGTAGAGTCAACGGAACAAGATGGCAAAAAGGATTTCAAAACTTTAACAGGTTAAGGTTATATGCAAGAGGTGAACAACCTGTGCAAAAATATAAAGATGAATTATCTATAAACGGTGATTTATCTTATCTAAACTTAGACTGGAAACCAGTACCTATTATACCTAAATTTGTTGATATAGTTGTAAATGGTATATCATCTAAAAAATATGATATAAAAGCATACGCTCAAGATCCTTTTTCTTTAAAACAAAGAACAAATTATGCTTCGTCTATATTAAGAGATATGCTATCTAAACCTTTACTAAATAGTATACAAGAAAATTTAGGTGTAGATGTATATAATGTGGTTGATCCTGCTAATTTACCTCAGTCAAAAGAAGAATTAGAAGTGCATATGCAGTTGAACTATAAGCAGTCTGTAGAAATTGCTGAAGAAGAAGTTATTAATAATGTATTAGATTTTAATAAATACGAATTAATTAACAAAAGAGTTATAGAAGATATAGTTACAGTTGGTATTGGAGCTGTAAAAACTAGTTTTAATAAAGCTGAAGGTGTTACAATAGATTATGTAAACCCTTCTAATTTAGTTTATTCATACACTAATGATCCTAATTTTCAAGATTTATATTACGTAGGTGAAATTAAATCTATTACAATACCTGAGTTAAAAAAAGAATTTCCTAGCTTGACTAGTGAAGAACTTGATAGAATACAAAAAACTCCTAATAGAGAAGGTTACATGAGAAATCGTAACCCAGATAGTGATTTAGTTCAAGTTATGTATTTTGAATACAAGTCTTACATGGATCAAGTTTTTAAAGTTAAAAATACTGATAATGGTTTAGAAAAAGTATTAGAAAAACCTGATACATTTAACCCACCAGAAAGTGATAACTTTGATAGAGTATCTAGAACGATAGAAGTATTGTTTACAGGTGCTAAAGTTATGGGTGTTGAACAAATGCTTAAATGGGAAATGTCAGAAAATATGACAAGACCTAAAAGTGATTTAACTAAGGTTAACATGAACTACAACATTGTAGCACCTCACATGTATCAAGGTCGTATAGATTCACTTGTAGGGCGTGTGACTGGTTTTGCCGATATGATACAGCTTACGTCACTTAAATTACAACAGGTGATTGCTAGAATGGTTCCTGATGGTGTGTTTGTAGATGTTGATGGCTTATCTGAAGTTGATTTAGGAAATGGTACTAATTATAATCCACAAGAAGCATTAAATATGTACTTTCAAACTGGTAGTATAGTTGGTAGATCATTAACACAAGATGGTGATCCTAACAGAGGTAAAGTTCCTATCCAAGAATTACAAACGTCTAGTGCAAATGGTAAAATACAATCATTAATTAATACTTATCAGTATTATTTACAAATGATAAGAGATGTAACAGGATTAAACGAAGCTAGAGATGGTAGCTTACCAGATAAAGACTCATTAGTCGGTTTACAAAAAATGGCTGCCAACGCTTCAAATACAGCTACTAAACATATATTAAACAGTAGTTTATACTTAACATTGAAAACGTGTGAAAACATATCACTTAGAATAGCTGATATGCTTGATTTTGATTTAACTAACAACGCTTTAAAAGCTAGTATAGGTAAATTTAATGTAGCAACTCTACATGAAATAGACGATTTACATCTTTATGATTTTGGTATATACATGGAGTTAGAGCCTGAAGAAGAGGAAAAAGCAATGTTAGAGCAAAACATACAAATGGCTCTTCAACAAAACCAAATATATCTTGAAGATGCTATCGATATTAGGGAGATAAGAAACTTAACTTTAGCTAATCAAGTTTTAAAATACAAAAGAGTTAAAAAGCAAGAAGCTGATCAACAAGCTCAAATGGCTAATATTGCTGCTCAAGCAGATTCTAACTCAGAAGCTTCAGAAAAAGCTTCAATGCAAGAGGTACAGAAAGGTGAGGCATTAGCACAGACTGAAATACAAATTGAGCAAGCTAAGTCTCAAATGGAAATACAAAGAATGCAACAGGAGTTACAAAACAAACAACAGTTGATGGCTAAGGAGTTTGAATACAATATGAAGCTCAAACAAATGGAAGTTGATGCATCAACAAAAAAAGAAGCTCAAATAGAAGATCGTAAAGATAAGCGAACTAAAATACAAGCTTCTCAACAATCACAAATGATTACACAACGTCAAACAGACGGGTTACCTACTGATTTTGAAAACAACATGGAAGAATTGAGTATGTAATTTTTATTAATTTTTATATTATTTTATTATGTCAGAAACAAAAGAAAAAGCTGGAAAGCTTAAGGTAAAAGCTAAAATTCTTAAACCTAAAAATTTATCAAATAGTGATGAACCTATAAAAATAGATTTATCAAAACCTAAAACAGAAGAACAAGATGCCATTCAAATCGGAGAAACAAAGGAAATACCTGTGGTTGAAACATCCGGAGATAGCGAGAAAGTGGGAGAACAAGTACAAGAGCCCAGTCCGATTGCTGAAGTTCAAGAAGAAAAACCTGTAATTGAAGAGGTTAAAGAAGAAGAAGATGAGGTTATTTCAATAGGTGAAAAAATGGAACCACAAGCAGAGTTAAAAGCTGAGGAACCACAAGCCACAAAACAAGATATTAATTTACCTGAAAACATTGAAAAAGTCGTAGACTTTATGAAAGAAACAGGTGGAACATTAGAGGATTATGTTAGGTTAAACGCAGACTACACTAATGTAGATAATGATACTTTATTAAGAGAGTATTATAAAAACACAAAATCACATCTAGATTCAGAAGAAATTAGTTTTCTATTAGAAGATAATTTTTCATTTGATGAAGAAGTAGATGACGCAAGAGATATTCGAAAGAAGAAACTTGCATATAAAGAAGAGGTTGCAAAAGCCCAGAAGCATTTAAATAGTTTAAAGAGTCAATATTACGACGAAATCAAGTTGAGACCCGGAGTAACTCAAGAACAAAAAAAAGCTATGGATTTTTTCAACCGCTACAACGAAGAGCAAGGTGTAGCAGAGCAACAACATGAAGTATTTAAAAACACTACTAAAGATTATTTTACCAAAGAATTCAAAGGTTTTGATTTTAGCGTAGGAGATAAAAAATTTAGATATGGTGTTAAAAATCCTAGTGAAGTTGCAGATAATCAATCTAACATCAGTAATATAGTTAAGAAGTTCTTAAACGATAAAGGTGATGTAACCGATGTAAAAGGTTATCACAAAGCTATGTATGCCGCACAACATGCAGATACTATTGCACAGCATTTTTATGAGCAAGGCAAAGCCGATGCAATTAGAAATGTTGCTGCGAAATCAAACAACATTAGTAATGAAGCTAGAGCAAGTGCTCCAAGCGACGTGTTTGTTGGTGGATTTAAAGTTAAAAGTATAAGTGGTCTTGACTCTTCAAAATTAAAAATCAAAGCAAGAAAATTTAACTAAAACTAAAAATTATTTATTATGGGACAAATCGCTCCTGTGTTTGGAAGTATTATACCTTCTCAAACGCAATTACCGCTAGCTAACAACTATCTAGCGTTCAACACTGGTGGTGCAAATGCTAATGACTTTGCTCAACAGTATCTACCAGAAGTTTACGAAGCTGAAGTAGAAAGATATGGAAACAGAACTTTATCTGGTTTCTTAAAAATGGTTGGTGCTGAAATGCCAATGACATCTGATCAAGTTATATGGTCAGAACAAAATAGATTACACATCTCTTACACAGGGTGTACGCTAACAGGACCTGGTGCTGGAACATTTGTTTTCAGTGTACCTACTAACGCTGCTGTTGGTGCCGCTTCTGTTAAGAATGCAATTGCTCCAAATGATACTATCGTTGTAATGAACCCAACAACGGGTGTTACATTAAAAGGTGTTGTTGGTGCTGTAGCTGCAAATGGTGCTTTAACTAACGTTACTGCTTATCCATT